ATGCTTTCTGGTTTTGGATCTGCACCTGTTAAGGGTGAAGGTTCCGCTGTATCTTTTGACGATGCACAAGAAGCGTACACTGCAAGATACACACATGAGACTATCGCACTTGCTTTCTCCATTACGGAAGAAGCGATTGAAGATAATCTTTATGATCGTCTTGCTTCTCGCTACACAAAAGCTTTGGCTCGTAGTATGGCTAACACCAAGCAGGTGAAAGGCGCAGCTACTTTGAACAACGCTTTTGATAGCACTTTTGCAGGTGGTGATGGTAAGGAGCTTTGTGCTACAGACCATCCTCTTGTAAATAACGGTTCTCTTAGTAACGAACCCAGCACAGATGCTGATTTGAACGAGACCAGCCTTGAGAATGCTCTTATTGACATTGCAGCTTTTGTCGATGAGCGTGGACTTAAAGTTTCGGTTCGTGGTCAGAAGTTGATTGTTCCTCCCGCACTTCAGTTTGTGGCGGATCGTCTTCTTGAGTCCACTCTTCGTCCAGGTTCTGCGGATAACGATGTTAACGCAATGCGTAACATGGGTATGCTTCCGCAGGGATACACCGTTAACCACTATCTTACAGACACTGACGCATTCTTCATTAAGACGGATGCTCCTCGTGGCTTCGTTCACTTTGAGCGTATGCCAATGTCTACAAAGATGGAGGGCGACTTTGATACAGGTAATGTACGGTTCAAAGCCCGTGAGCGTTATAGCTACGGTTACTCTGATCCTCGTTGCGTGTATGGATCTAAAGGCGCGTAAGACTAAGGGGGAGAGGAGACTCTCCCCCAACTTATTTCTGGGAATTATAGCCCTAGCGACTGTCCCAGCAGACGCTTACGAAGACTCTAGGGCCGATCTTTCGTAAGGAGATATGAAATGGCGACTACTACCTTTAACGGTCCCGTCCGTTCACAAAACGGTTTTCAACAAATTACAACAAATGCTACTACTGGAACTGTAACGCAGAAGCAATTTGAGCTACAAACTGTTGCAACTTCTGGAATCAACAATGTTGTTGATACAAACGGTTTTTCAGGAACAGCTACGGCTGCTGGAGCGAACAACGCTAGTTTGGATACTGGTGCTACTATCTTTGGCATCACTCCTAATACTCATGGATCTGGTATTCCAGATGCTTCTATTAACACTTTTGTGAATAAGGTTGGCGGCACTATTGTAACCTCCATTCTTATTGACCTTCATGGCGGCTTTGATGGTTCTGCAACGGGTGATAGAATTATTGGTAATGGCACGGATGCAAACGCTTACATTGCAGAGCTGACGAAAGAAGTTAATGGTATTCCTATTCTTCTTGAGTTTGGTTGCGTAGAAGTACCAACTGGTGGCGACCCAGACATTAACGTAGACATTTCTGCTACAGGAACTACTGCTTCTGGTGCTGCGGTTGCTTCTGGTACTCAGATGATGAACAACGGGGACCTTACTTTAGGTTATTATAACTCTGTTGATGCTGGGGCTGTTATGGCGGCTCTGACTAAAAAGTATGTGTACCTTGTACAAGGTACTGCAACAAACGCGGCGTATACAGCAGGTAAAATTTGGATTCGTATTACTGGCATGAACGTCGATTTTAATAATGGCTAATAGTTTAGGCAGGGAGGATAACCTCCCTGCCTCTTACTTACGTAGGAGAATCCAGATATGGCTGATGCTGTAACACTAACTACGATAGAAGACGGCCCTAAAAGAGCGATCTTTTATCTCACGAACACTAGTGATGGAACAGGTGAAGCTGCGGTTCTTAAAGTAGATGTTTCCGCTCTTTCCTCGTTACAAGATGGAACGGCTTGCACGGGAGTTCGTATTGGAAAAATTATCTTTACCAATGTTGGCATGGGGGTAAAACTTCTTTGGGATGCCACTACGGATGTTATAGCCGTAGAACTTCCCGCAGACTACTCAGATACATTAGATTATTCTGATATGAGCGGTCTTCCTAATGTTGCGGCTTCTGGTGGAAATACAGGCGACATTCAACTTACAACAGTAGGGCATAGTAGTGGAGATACATATTCAATTGTTCTTCACTGTTTAAAGCAATACTAAGTAATAGGAATTAGTTATGGCAACTTCTGGTACGGTTGATTTCAACCTAGACATGGCTGAGATAACAGAAGAAGCCTTTGAACGATGCGGTCTAGAGTTTCGCACAGGATACGATGCTGCAACTTCTAGGCGATCTTTAAATCTTCTTTTTGCTGAATGGTCAAACAGAGGGTTAAATATGTGGACTGTAGAGCAGATCACACAACCTCTTGCTCGACTATCCTCCTCCTCTTCTGTTGCAACATATCCAATAGGAACGGTAACCGCTACTGTAGGAGCTTCGACTAATTTAACGGTAGGAGAAACAATTACTGGAGGCACTAGTGCTGTCACGGCTTCTATTATAAGCAAGCCATCTTCTACCACTATTACTATAACGCTTCCATCTGGGTCCTTTACTGCGGGAGAAAACATTACAGGATCTAGTAGTGCAGCTACTACAACTATCAGCGCAGATCCATCTTTAACTAACGTACAAGCAACAGTTGATATGCTTGAGGCTGTTGTCAGAAGAAGTTCCACTGATATTGGAATTACTCGTATAAGCAGAAGTGACTACTTAAATACTCCCGATAAGAATACGCAAGGTCGTCCAACACAGTTTTTTATAGATCGTCAAATAACTCCTACGGTCACTCTTTGGCCTTCTCCTGAAAACTCTACAGATGAGCTCATCTACTACAGAGTTAGAAGGATAGAGGATGCAGATGCTGGCGTTAACACCGCTGATTTACCTTTTCGTTTTTTACCCTGTTTGGTAGCTGGATTAGCTTACTACATAGCTTTGAAAAAATCGCCTGATAGAATCGGTCTCTTAAAAGATATTTATGAGGAAGAATTTCAAAGAGCTGCATCTGAAGATGGAGAAAGGACTGCTCTTAGACTTGTTCCAAGTTACTCTTCATTGAGTTTAACCTAATGCCTAGATATGCATCAGGAAAACATGCTTTAGGTATTTCAGATCGTTCTGGAAGAGCTTATAAGCTAAAAGACATGATTAAAGAGTGGAATGGCTTTTTTGTAGGGAAAGATGAGTTTGAATCAAAACAACCTCAATTACAGCCTCGTAGAGTTCTAGCCGACCCTCAAGCTGTTAAGAATAGTAGACCAGATCGAACGGAGCCTCCTGTAGAAGTCTTACTTCCGTTTAATTCGTTTAAGTCTGGTACAAGTGGTTCTGCTATCATTACCGTTAACGAACCAGGGCATGGCCGTAGCACAGGGGATGTTGTAAGGTTTAGAAGTGTACAATCTTTTGATGGATTTACCGAAACTGCAATAGAAAGTTCTTCTGGGTTTTCTATTACAAAAGTAGATAGTGATAATTATACTTTTGTTTCTGGAAGTGGAACGGCTACTTCTGGAGATATAAGGGGTGGAGGAGGCTTCGCTTCGGCTGGCCCCGTAACAGTGAGTGCATGATATGGCGTATACTTTTACAACTTTAAAAACAGCTATCCAAGATTACACACAAAACTCAGAAACGACTTTTGTTAGTCAGTTGTCTCGTTTTATTCTTAACGCTGAAGAACGTATATTAAAAGAGTGTCAGTTAGATGTATTTAGAAAAAATGTAACGGGAACAGCTTCTACTGGGAACGCATACCTTCAAAAACCTGAAGATTTCTTGTCTCAAAATTCATTGAGTGTATTAAATTCTTCAGATAAAGAATTTCTTTTGTATAAGCAGGTAACGGCTTTGCAAGATTACACTCCAAATCCCGCAACGACAGGAACACCTAAATATTATGCTGATTGGAACGAGGTTACTTTTTTATTAGCTCCTACTCCTGACAGTAATTATACTATGGAACTGCATTACTTCTATCGTCCTACCTCTATTACAGAAAGTGCGGATGGTACAAGTTGGCTTGGAACAAATGCTGAATTAGCTTTGCTATATGGAAGTCTTTTAGAGGCTTACACCTTTATGAAGGGTGAGGCTGATATACTTCAAATATATAATGGAAGATTTCAGGAATCACTTCAATGGTTGAAGAACCTTGGTGAAGGTCTTCAAACTAGAGATCAATATCGTTACGACAGGGTTAGAAGGGATGTTGCTTAATGTCTAGTTCTGTTGGTGCAAGTGAGATAGGAAATGCTCTAGTATTTACTAGCGACAATGGAGGTCATTCTCCAGAAGATATGGCGGAGATGGCTTTAAACAAGATAATGATGGTTTCAGACACTGCTCCACCTGTCATACGGGATCAAGCCTATGCTCACAGACAGCATTTGAAAGAAGTGCTAATATATTATATGAATAAGATGTGTCAAAGCGAAAGAACAACCATCTGGGCTTTGATGAAACAACAGGGCCATGAGGACATGGCAGAGATAATAAGGAGGCTGTAATGGCTGTAGGAACATCTGGTATTTGCGGTACGTACAAAAAAGAAATAAACGCTGGAATTCATTTTTGGACAACGCACTCTCGTGGAGACGGTAGTTCCATAGCAGCGGATACATTTAAGCTGGCTATGTTTACTAATAGTTCTTCTATTTCTGTGGATACTACGGGGTACACAACAGGTAATGAAGTTAGTGGAACTAACTACACTGCGGGAGGAGCTTCTATTGCAAGTGCTACTATTGGCCTTGGCGATAACAGTAGCTCAGTTCCAACCGCTTTTATTGATATGGATAATGTAACTTTTTCAAGTTCTACTATTAGTAGTGCTCGTGGAGCTTTGATATATAATTCTACATTAGCCAACGCGGGAACGGCTGGAAACACTACTCATGCGGCCAAACCTTCCGTTTGTGTTATTAACTTTGGAGCAGATAAATCATCTAGTGCAGGAGATTTTACGATTACCATGCCAGCAAATGACGCTAACAACGCATTGATTCGGATTGCTTAATGCCTACGTCTAACCTCAATGGATGGGGCCGAGGTACTTGGAATTCAGGTGCTTGGGATTCTCCCGGAAGTGTTGTGGTTACAGGAGTTTCTGCGGCTACNGCNGTTGGAAGTATACAGGTAGATATAACAGTTCCTGTTACAGGAGTTGAAGCGGCTACAGCAATTGGATCTCCTACAGTAACAGTACCTGTTTCAATAACAGTAACAGGTGTTTCTGCGGCAACCGCAACAGGGTCACCTACTGTTTCGGCAAGTTGTGTTCTTTCCGTTACAGGAGTTTCTGCGGCTACGGCGGTTGGTAGTACACAAGTAGATATAACGGTCCCAATTACAGGAGTAGAGGCCGCAACCGCCGTAGGGCGTATTAATATGTGGGAACAAATTATTCCAGGTCAAGTTGCTGGATGGATTAAGATAGCGGCATAGGAA